GTGAATTGCTTTAGGCCAGGTGGATGGATCATCGTTCCACTCAGCCTTGTAAGCTTCCTGCGTCATGGAATACAGAACGAAGCAATACTTAGCGTCTGCCTTGTCCTGGCGCTTTGCATCAAGGTCAAAGAAAACGGAACTATCAGCGTCATAGATTGGCTCTATGCGGATGCGCTGACGTTCGTCCTCATCGTTTTCTTCATCTTCGTATGCCGTGCGTAAACGCCATGCACCATAGCCACCGCCGACTGCTTCCTCAAAAGCGTTGTCGTATGCTTCTTCTGCGCCGCTGTCCCGCTCATCTGCACGATAGAGACCATTGCACGTTTCGGTTAGCTTGTCGTTTGCTTCGCCATCTTTGCTTACAAAGTCTACAGCGATGCGGTTGTTACGATATTCGTTGATGATACGAATGACGCTAAGGTGAATCTTGTTTACCTCAAAGCGTGGTTTGTTTTCGTATTGGTCACCTAGTGGGCCTTCCCACTGCGCTCCAGCTATGGAGTAGAAGCGTCGATCTTGTAAGCACTGCAAGCGTTCATCACGCACAGATGTTTGAACACGGTCGAACTCCGTCATCGCCTGTTGATGGATGTTCTGGAACCGTTGTTCTTTATTCAATCGAGCCATTTACCACCTACTCACAGTTGCCAAAGGTTGCACATCGAAAGTCTTTGCAGGGACTGCTCGACGTATGGCCTCGCACGCATAACGTAGCGCGTCTATAAGGTGATTATCACGATCTGCAAGGATTGGCAAGATTTGTCCTGTCAAGGGGTCAGTTTTATAACTATAGCACGTTAATTCGTCAATCGTGTGCTGGCAGCGAGGGTGGACAATGATGTCGTAAGACTTCAACCATTCGACGCCTTCCTCTACAGACTTAGGCCCTTTGACTGCCGCCATGATCTTTGGAAAGCCGTGCTTTCTCATGTGGCTAATCGTTTCAGGTCTGGCGCTATCAGCAACGATGGGCCACTTTTCAGACTCCGGCACAGTGAAGAATAGGTCTGGCGTGTCCATAATCTCACAACCAACGCGATACGCTTCATGATCAACATAGATTGTCCGGCCAACAACATGGCAGCGGATAAGCACAGTCGGGTCAGATGCAAAGCCCCAGTCAGCGCCGAAGCGATGCGTTGCGTCATCTGACGTTTCAAAGTCCTCTACCTTCCAGTTACGGAATACACGCGCTTCGCTGTTAGACGAATAGTTACCCAACCAAACGTGCTTGTATTTGTCAGGGTCACGATCCCTGTCGTATTCCATTTCGCCTTTAAGCACATCAGGGAACCAAGGATTGTCTCGATAGTTTACCTGTGCAACCACAGCGTCAGGCGGTGGGCTTGGGCCACGCAGCAGCATATCAATCGGGTCACTGCTGTTCAGCGGGTTCCATGTGAACCACAGTTCGCTATCTGGCTTACGGATTGTCGGACGCAATAGGTCGAGCGAGCGTTGCGATAGCGTCTGCGATTCCTCCACCCAAGCGCAGTCGTAGCCTTCCAGCGACTTGATGGAATCGGCTGTGTGGTTCTGCATCCCCTGGAAGATGATTAGTCCATCGCCATGCCGTGACTTGATCTGGCTTTCCTGAATCTCGAAGTAATCCTGAACGCCAAGCTGTTCGATCTTTAGCTCCAGCAAACGCTTGACCGATTGGCTCAACGACTTCTGTATTTCACGAACGCAAACTGTCCTGCGCCGCTGATCCATTACATGAGCTTCGATAACCATTTCCGCAAAGGCATGGCTCTTGCCTGATCCACGGCCACCATGAGCGCCCTTGTAGCGGCTGGGCTTTAGGAATGGCTTGAACCAGCGCGGTGTTTTAATCTTCAGCGTTGTCATCAGTCACTTCGCGCACGATGCGTGTAACCATGTTGCCAGTGATACTCAGCTTAGTTGGCTCGTTGAACCCGTGCATTACGTTTAGCTCTTTAACGGCTGCTGTCATGCCTGTTGATGTCTTTGCGTCTTGGGCAACCCGATACGCTTGTATAAGCCCTTTGACAGACATTTCGCGTGACCAGAGTTGCTTTTCGACAACCATAGACTTCAATTCGTCGATTCTTGCCCTTATCTTGCCCTCGTTCATCATACGAGATGCTTTAGGATAAACTGTATTATCCTTCATACCTTCAGCATCATAAGCCATTCGATAAGCGTCTGCTTGTCCTAAGCCATCAGCTATAGCTTGAGCGAATGCTTCCTGCTTTGCGGTTAGTTTAGCTTGGGTCATCATTTCACCTCTATAAGCCATCCAGCGAAGTCACCAAAGCGGAATATCTCTATAGCGTCAGCAGGATATTCATATCGCGCTATTGGCCTTTGAACACCAGCTAGGCTTAATTCCTTTTCTATAATTTCTTGCGCTGGCGCTCCAGCCTTAACCTTTCCTGATAGCGTTAAACGCCAAAGAGCAGTTGCAGCATAACCAGTAGCAGCCTCCATGCGGTCAAATAAAATAATCGCTCCACCTGACTTTGCTTTTAATAGAAGCTGCTCTAATACCAATTTGCGCTCATCTACTGGCAAAAACATCAGAGTTAAAAAGCCGATAGCCACATTGAATTTAGGGAAGTCAAAGCTCTGCAGGTTGGCGCAATGTAATGTACCAGCTCCTTGGTACAAATCGCACATTTCTTTCGATCTCTCAATAGCGATAAGGTCTGCGGAGCGGTCATGCAAAGTTTGTTCAATCGCACGAGCAATATTACCAGTTGATGCTCCAAGGTCTAAAACTGTTCCGTTTTCTGGTATATAGTGCCGCGCTATTTGAGCCACCGTGAATGTAGCTAGATCATACCAAGGCAGTTGCTCTCTGACATGATTTTCAAAGCCGTCAGCAACATCTTTATTCTGGAATGTCCAGTTAGTTGGTATTTTCATCGAATATCCCCAAGGACAATAAATTTTCTGCTACAGACCTCATCATAAATGGTGCAACCATACGACCAAGACGCTCGACTTGCTTTTGATAGTTTCCTGTCAAAATGTAATCGTCTGGGATAGACATTATCCGTTTGATTTCTGAAACTGTAAATGCGCGGTTATCCCAATGATAGGTTTCTCTTGCACCTATTTTGCTTGTTGTCGCTGTTATGCAAGAGGAGCAATTATTTGGTGATGCCTTTGACAAAGTGAACGCCTTTTTATGCGTTTCGCCCTGTCTTAAATCTTTCAGCAAATGATAAACAGCGAATCTTGTTAAATCCGTTTCAACTCTATCTGCGTCAGACAATGACAACCCATTAAATGCATCTTTCAGAGTTACAATGCTTGTTTGCGGGTAAGGGTGCAATCTATCCTTATAATCTGATTTCCACATATCGTTACGAACGCCAACAAAAATTGTGCGCTGCCTTGATTGTGGAACACCTAGCCATTTTGCGTTTAAGATGCGGCAAGATACTTGATAACCGCTTGCTCTAAGTTCGCGCATGATTTCGTTTAGATACCCTTTTGCGGTTCCTTTAGCCAAGCCAGAAACATTTTCCGCAATAAACACCTTTGGCTGAACACCACGCAAAATACGGATATATTCAAAAAATAAATCCTCTACATTTGATTGCTCTGCGTCTGAATATTTCTTTGTTTTGCCCCAGCCCTTTTCTCGGCTTCCCGCTGTTGAAAATGCAGAGCATGGCGGTGAGCCGTCAAGAATATCTAATTCTCCAGACTTGCGGCCAATCGTTTCTAAAATTTGCTCGGCAGTCAACTTACGAACGTCACCAGATAAAATATGCGTTGTAGGCCAATTTGCTTGATAGGTATTGATAGCTTCAGGAATAAACTCATTGACAGCAAGAACCTTGCCACAAGCCATTCGGTATCCAGTCGATGAACCACCACCACCAGCAAAGAGAGATACAACCTCAAACTTGTGATTGTCATGTTCTGTGTTGGCGCGAAGTTCTGCGACTGTAGGGATCGTGTATTTAGTCATCAAATTCAAATCCGCATTTAGGACAGCTATGGCCTAGAGTTTCCTCATCAACTTCCTTAAATTCTTCTGGGGCCTCTTGAGGTATCGCGTCATTCAATATTTTATCAAGCGCCGAAGCATCAAAGCCTAATAATTCAATATTAAAATCGTCAAGCTTTAGATCCTCAATCTCCGCCTTCAGCATGTCCATGTCCCATCCTGCGTTTAACGCAAGTTGGTTGTCTGCTATCACTAAGGCGCGTTGCTGTGCCTTGCTGAGATGATCCAAGACGATCACTGGCACTTCTTCCATGTCCAGCTTCCGTGCAGCCATCAGTCGGCCATGCCCAGCAATGATGCTGTTATCTCCCGACACCAAAATAGGGTTCGTCCAGCCAAACTCTTTTATGCTTGCCGCGATCTGCGCCACCTGTGCATCGCTATGCGTTCGACTGTTCGATGCGTATGGAATCAACTTTGCAACGCTGCGCTGCTCAATCTTGGGTGTCTCGATCATGTCTCTCGCTTTCGTGTTCACATAGCTTGGCAAGGTAATGCTTTGCCTTATGCAAATCTTCCATGCCGTTCTTATCACGATAGCGAGATAAATACTTTATGCAATTACCCTGCAAATAACCTGAGAACGCTTCTGCCGACATCCAGGACTCCATTGCTTGCCAAGGCTGAACGGTCTTAGATGCGTAATGATCTCCACCTACTTGGTGTGTATCAATACTCATTATCTTCGTCCTCCTCATAATCGAACGGATCATATCCCTTTAGCATTGCATCGACTGCAACCATTATAGGCCCACTGATACGCACCTTGCCAGATTCCATCTTGCGTATGCTTGTTGCGCCGTTGTCTGGTGATAGGCGTAAAGCGTCAGCCATCTCTGTTACACTGTAGCCCATAGCTACTCTAGCTAATTTAAGTTTAGATGGTGTCATGATGCTTCCTTAATATCTTGTTCTGCTATGTGGCAAAGAAAATCACATCTTGGCGCTATAGCTTCAGTCGTAGGCCAATCTTCTGGCAGCTCATCAAGAAACTTTCGTTCATCATTGATGCGAACCAATCTTGAACCAAAACGCCTTGATTGCTCTGCCCGTTTATTAAACGTATCAGGAAACTGCTTCCTAACTAATGACCAATAATTGGGGCTGGTTGCCTTTACACACCCAATGCAATTAGCATTAGGAAAGCCCATTGCATAAATGCGAGGTGGCGCAATATTAGCTCTTTCAATCATTGATAGGCAAGCTTCTTTAGTTAAGCCTCTCTCAATCAATGGTGCGCGTTGTTGCATATCTGGATATGTATCGCGCATTCTTTCCCAGCGTTTAACATCTGCACTGTCAGCAGTATAACCCCAAAGATGCGTATCAGTTGGAAGTTGAAAATTCAGCCTGGGAGCAACCTTCATTTCTGAAGTACATGGTGCGCCAGCGATGCCTGAGTGATATTTTCTTTTTTCAAAAACCTCATCTATCCCGTTAAATTTACCGATAATGTGCGTTACTGGCTTTCCAAACCATACAACGCATTCACCAGTAAATCTTCGATTATCATAATCCTCGCTGTCACCTAAATCACATTGCACGGGAATTACATCTGGATTTTCTAATAACGCGATCTTGGTCATTACAGCACTGGCAGCACCAGACGAGAACCAGGCAATGGTTCTATTCGTCATTTTGATTACCCTCCATCTCTGCCCTAATTTTCTGTAACGAATGCACGATGGTAGAATGGTCACGATTCATAATTCGACCGATAGCCA